AGAGGAATTATTAGAGTTAGAGAAAGGGGTATGACCTGTAACCACTGTGGCAAAGAAGCAGAGTGGGTAGAAAACAAGGAAGTGTACGGTAGGAATTACGGCGACTCATACATGATATGGCTATGCAGACCGTGTGACGCTTACGTGGGATGTCACCATAACACCAAAACACCAAAAGGACAGACGCTTGCAAAGAAAGACCTACGCGAAGCCCGCAAACGAGCACACCTTGCAATCGACCCGCTGTGGCAATCGCACAAGTACAAACGTAAGACTGTATACATTCGACTAAAAGAAGCGTTTGGGAGAGAAATACACGTCGGAGATACGGAGACAGTCGAAGAATGCGAAGACATTATCAAAACAGCAAATCTAATCTTTCAAAGATAACCATGACAACTCTCAACACAGAGGAGGCACCATACTGTTACCGATGCGGGGCAGACAAGAAACAAGTATGCAGAGACAGCTCACGCCTATCTTGCTCGGCGTGGGGAACATACTACGGAAGACACCTGTGGACTGATGCAAAACGACAACCAAAAGCAACCGATGACGCATTTATTAAATTACCACCCACCAAAGAGGAATTATTAGAGTTAGATAAGACAAATGGCTTATAAAAATAGAACTAATACACGGAGATTGTTTAGAAGAAATGAAGAAGATACCTGATGGCAGTATAGATTTGGTTTTGACAGACCCGCCGTATGGAACGACAGCGTGTAAATGGGACACAGTGATACCGTTTGAACCTATGTGGGAGCAGTTAAAGCGAGTGACGAAGAAGAACGGGGCGATTGTGTTGTTTGGTAGTCAACCGTTCACGTCTGCATTGGTGATGAGTAACCCGAAGATGTTTAAGTATGAGTGGGTGTGGGAGAAAAATAAAGCGACAGGGCATCTTGATTCAAAACGCAAACCAATGAAAGCACATGAAAATATATGCATGTTTTACGACAGACAACCAACTTATAATCCTCAAGGACTTATACCAAAAGAAAAACCAACTATTTCTAAAGGAAATAGAGGTAAAAAGGGGAATGGAAGTAGTGGAGATGTCTACGGTTTTGCAGGAAAAGATGCTGTTCAGACACATACCAATTATCCAAGAACAGTAGTGAAAATTGGAGTAGATATGAAAGCAGAGTTTCACCCCACCCAAAAACCAGTCGCCCTCATGGAATACCTCATCAAGACTTACACTAACGAAGGTGAGACGGTTCTAGACTTTACAATGGGTAGCGGAACCACAGGCGTAGCATGCAAAAACCTCAACCGCAACTTTATCGGTATCGAACTAGACGAAACGTACTACAACATAGCAAAGGAACGAATAGAGAACACCAAGTTACAGGAGTTACAAGATAAGAAGTAAGTATGTGGCACTACCAAGTAATCAAAACAATACACGGGTACAACCTCGTCGAAGCGTACGAAGAACTCGACGAAGACTCACCGCTCTACGGCACCAACTACTCAGAGCCTCTGTTGGAAAACTACGAGACGGTAGAGGAGATGGTGCACGACCTGAAGTTGATGCTCAAAGATATTAAGGAGTACCCGCCGATTACTGAGGGAGGATTACCAGATAAGAAGTAAGAGGTATGAAAGAATCTGACCTCCGCCTGATGAACTACTACAAGAAAGAAGAACGTGCCGAGATACTTGCGAAGATAGACAAGTACCTCACCTGGCTCCAGGGTTCTGATTCGTACTCCACCTATGCCCGGAAGAAGGTTGAGGAGCTGAGAAACATTATAGAGTTTAAGAGAGAGGTTTAAAGATTAGAGCCCCGATTGTGTCAGGGCTCTTTTCCCGTGCGTACATCTAGACCTCCTTGAAGCCCAGGTTGCTGTAGGTAATCCAGTAGGCGGTCTTCTCGCCCGAGAGGATTTCCACGACCCGTGCCGTCCCCCGTGCCGTCTTCACCGTGGCGACGATGCGCTTCGGCGTGAACTCGAGGGGCAAGTTCGCGCACTGGTCGGAGGCGAGGAACATCGCATCGGCTTCCTCCTTGCCCTGGTCGCGCTCCGCCGTGAGAATGGCGACGGCTTCTTCCTGGGAGAGGCAGACCGACACCCCCGCGACGGCGGGCTTGTTCAGGCGGAACTCGTCAGCCACCGCCACGCCGATGAAGGCGAGGGAGAGGAAGACGAGCCAGAAGATGAAGCGTGCTACGGGATTGACGTTCATTGGTACCCCTTTCCTGTGTTGGTGGGTGGACACTCCTGATGAGACCACACCTCGTAATCCGAGAACTGCGTGTAGTGGTACTTGTCCTTCTCCGTGTCGATTTCCTTGAAGCACTTGGCGCAGAGCTTGAATCGCCTGGCCACCTCATCCTTCTCCAGCTTGTGGCGGAAGTCGGACTCGACGATGGCGTAGACGCGGAGGAAGGCCGTTGCATCGCTCGCTATCCACTCCCTCCGAAGATAGGAGAGGACGGCGAAGATGATGTGCAGCTCCTCGGGCTTGAACCCGAGTACCATTCCCTTGTCTTTGGTGTAGACGATTTGCATCACGGTCTCCTTTCCCCGTGGAGGATGAACTGCCCTTGCCAGCCGAGGTTGTCCCATTCGGTCTGGCACTTCCTGGAGCAGATGTAGTCGCCGTAGCGGGTTCTCCCCCACGGCATCGTGAGCGTCTGGCAAACGACGCAGGGTTTTTCCGGCGGGAGGGTGAGGTTGGCCTGTTTCATCACGGCACCCAGAAGTCCTGTTCGGTTCCGTCCTTCGCCCAGATTTGTCCGCAGACTTCTCCGCAGACAACTCCGCCCGTCTCGACCCACTCCGACTTCTCCGAGTCGTAGCGGTAGGTAAAGGCGTAGGGCTTCTTCACTTCCTTACCACACGAAACGCATTTCATGGTGGTCTCCTTATGTCAAACAACTCTCCGACCACAATTATACCATTTTTCAATACTCATCTTGAGTTATCCACAGGGAATACACCAACCTTGACATATACGCGGTATAATACCCGAATATGGATACACAAGAGCTTCTGGGCTACGTTCGGAAGAACCCGCTCAAATACACTTTACGAGATTTAATGGAGAAGTATGGGTGCAGTCGTGATATAATTAGGGGCAGATTGTCCCGAGCAGGTGCTATGACACTTGTTATTCCCGAGAAAGGCGGGAACCGTTCTTCACAACCCAAAGGAGACGCCATCATGGACGAGCAATTGAGCGAGAAGATTCTCGCGTTCCTCCGCAAGCGCAAGAACGTGTGGTCGGTGGAACAGATTGCCGACCACTTCGATGTTGCCCCGAAGCACGTCAAGGACGTGATGTCCGGTCTGCGTAAGGCCGGCCACAACATTCAAATCGTGCACACGGGTGTCGAGCTGTCGCGTGACATCCCGGCGTCCAAGCCGTCCGTCCTCGACATCTCGAAGCTCGAAGGCAGGAAGGTGCGGTTCGGCCTCACGGCTGACAACCACCTCGGAAGCCGGTACTGCCGGCTCGATGTCCTCAACGCCCTGTTCGACATCTGGGCGAAGGAGGGAATCACCGAGGTCTACCAGCTCGGCAACATGATTGACGGCGAGGCGAGGTTCAACAAGTTCGACCTCATCGCCTACGGCATCGAGGGGCAGTCCACCTACTTCGCCAAGCACTGGCCGAAGCGGAAGGGCATCACGACCTACTTCATCACGGGCGATGACCACGAGGGGTGGTACGTCCAACGTGAGGGTATCGACATCGGACGGCACCTGCAGAACACCGCCGAGAAGATGGGGCGTGACGACCTCAAGTACCTGGGACACATGGAGCACGACCTCGTGTTCAGGGGCAAGAAGCGGAACGCCATCATGCGCCTCATCCACGCCGGCGGCGGGTCTGCCTACGCCACCTCCTACTCGGTGCAGAAAATCGTGGAGTCCTACCAGGGGGGAGAGAAGCCGAACATCCTCCTCGTCGGGCACTACCACAAGGCCGAGTACGGCTACCCGCGTGAAGTCCACGTGGTGCAGGCCGGGTGCACGGAAGACCAGACCCCGTTCATGCGCAAGAACAAGATTCAGGCGCACCTCGGCGGATGGATTGTCGAGTTCGTGGTCACTCCTGACGGCCAGATTTCCCGGTTCAAGACGGAGTGGATTCCGTTCTTCGACAAGGGTCACTATGACCGCGCGTGGAAGTACCAGTACTAGTTCTTTGCCCCGGCTTCGGCTGGGGCATACCTTTGCAATATGAAACCACCACTACACTCAGGTTTGCTCAAATACTTCCCAGACGCCCTGGAGACTGTTGCCCTTGTTTCTCAGTGGGGGAATGACAAGTATAACCCCGGGGAACCTCTCCATTGGGCGAGAGAGAAGTCTACCGGACACCTTGATTCTGCTACGAGGCATTTGATGAAGGCGGGGACGTTGGATGAAGAGTCGAACCTTCCACACCTTGCTCACGCCGCGTGGCGTATATTAGCGGCACTTCAAACAGAAATTGAACGTGATATACATTTCCGGGAAAATAACTGACGAGACGAGGGAGAAAGAGTTGGCGAACCTCAAACGCTTCGACGAGAAAGAAGCCGAACTTATTGAGCTGGGGTGGGATGTATTCAACCCCGGGAAACTAGAGTGTCCCGGCTGGGTCTGGGAGCAGTACCTTGCACGAGATTTACTCGTCATCTTCAAGAACAATCCCGTCCTGTACATGATGAAAGGTTGGGAAGAATCTCGGGGAGCAAGACTTGAACACCAGGTCGGACTATTACTCAATCTAAATATTGTTTACGAATGTCACCCTACGTCAAACGAGAACGGCGGGGAGAAGTACCCGAAACCGCAGGAGAACTCAACTACGCCATTACCCGATTACTCGTCGAGTACATCGAGCGGAAAGGCGAGTTTTACCAAACCTACAACGACATCATAGAGGAGGAATTAGAGTTGGATAAGACAAACGGCTTCTGATTGAACTTATACACGGAGATTGTTTAGAGGAGATGAAAAAGATACCTGATGCGGGCGTTGATTTAACCGTTACCTCCCCACCATACGATAATCTTCGCACCTATAACGGTAACAACGCTTTGTGGGGAGAACACGTTTGGAAAGAAGTTATCCAAGACCTATTCAGAGTGACAAAACAAGGCGGTGTGGTGGTATGGGTAGTAGGTGACGCCACTATCAAGGGAAGCGAAACAGGCACATCATTCAAACAAGCACTATGGGCGAAGGAGTGTGGGTTCAATTTACACGACACGATGATTTGGTACAAAACAAACCCAATGCCATACATAAAGCAAGACACCTACACACCAGCGTTTGAATATATGTTCGTTTGGAGTAAGGGGAATCCTAAAACAGCTAACTTAGTTCGCGTTCCTTCAAAATACGCAGGTAAGGTGCTAAAAACCCATACAACAAACCCAGAAAGCATACGCAAACCCAACAAGATAAATCCAACCCTTCCAACGAAAGTCGAGCACAACGTATGGCGTATCGTTGTTGCTGGAACAAACCACGGCCATCCCGCTATTTTCCCCGAACAACTAGCCCACGACCACATCATCTCATGGAGCAACGAAGGAGACACTGTACTCGACCCATTTATGGGTAGTGGCACGACAGGAAAGATGGCAAAGATGCTCAGGAGGAACTTCATCGGCACAGAACTAGACGAGACTTATTATCAAATAGCGAAGAAACGTATTTATGATTGCTAATTTCATCCACTACTCACTGTATGCAGCGTCAGTTCTTTACTTCCTCGGAGCAGTCGGCTTCTGGTTCCTCGGGAACTCCCCGATGGCTATCGCGTATCTCTGCTATGCTGTCTCGAATATCGCCCTGGCGCAACTCGCGTGACCCCGACCTGTCGTGGCATCTCGTTATTGCGCCAAAATGCCCCCTAGATTGCGTGAGAATAGCGATATGGTGTCTAGGTATGCTTTGGGCTATTTCCGTCGGTCTAAACGTGTTATACGACGTTGGACATAGTGACAAAACTCCAGAATATGATATAATACAGGAGTGAGCATACCTTCACGGTTTGAACTCACCCAGTATAGCTAACGGAGCAGACCCACCCGCGCAGGTGGGTTTTGCATTGTGGTATAATAAAAGGAGATAGTTCTTACTATCCTCTGATTGCAAAAGGCCCCTCTCTAGGGGGCCTTTTGTTTAGTACAGTTCTCGGTAGCACGTCCACAGGTTGCCCCGGCCTTCGCTCAGCTTCTCCGCGAGAAACTGAATTGCGAATGCGGGATTAGTTGCGTCCTCGTAGCTCACTTCCGGCCAGTCCGGTAGGTGAATCTGCACGAGTCCGAAACTTTGCTCCCTGCTTCCGTCCGGTCTCTTGTGGAAGCTCTGAACGGTTGTCGACCCGTTAGACTCACACTTGACGACCTCAGACATTATCTCTGCGGATACGTTGTATTCTTCTGCCCGTTGCTGGATTTCCTGCTGTATCCTTTCAGGAGTCCAGTTAATTTTTGCTTCTATGAGGACTTCGCGGGGAGCTTCAGGTTCCGCCGCATAGACGATGGGTTGCCCCACTGTCTGCTGTCCTATGTCGATGAGTATACCTCCAATAATACCCGTTATGATTGAGTACCCTATAAGGGGTCCTATCATATACGTTGGTCTTATTTGGTAATCATCGCTGATACCGATGCCCTTTCTACTTCTTTAGAGAGGGTGTACTGGAATCGCGTTGTATGAAGGGCCTCCGAGTTTCCTCAGATGCGTCAACACCATTCCAGTACACCACCCCCGAAGGAGTGATGCGCTCTGTTTCTGTCCTTGGAGAGGACGTAGAGGAATGGTGGTTGTTTGAGGCCGTAGCCCCCACCGTTCATTTACCCTTGCGGATTCCTCTACGTCACCTCCGAGAAGGTGACTGGTGATTGGCTCGATAGTCCTTGCAAGGTTCGAACTTGCTTTTCCAAGACTCCCTCAGTAGTTAACCTAGGAACTACATCAGGCAGATTTGTCATCCTAGAATGACAGGGACCAAGGACTCTTGAACCAACCACCTGTGATGTGCCTGTGGGGAAAACTGCTATTACACCAACCTTGTGCTAGATGGCGGAGCTACCGTTTCTCTAGTCAGGAAGCATTTCGATTCCCCCACCGACACACCACCCTATCTCCCACCTATTTAACTCTATCACGGCTCTTCCTCATTTGCGACACCTTATCCTTTCCAACTGTTGATAATAAAATATCACACAGTAGAGCCACCGTTACGGAAATGGCCATTATGATAAGGTGGATAAACTTCACTTCGTGATGAACATTTCAACTGCGGTCTTGATACCTGCGCGGACACCAGCGATGAGGATTCCCGCGAGAGCACCCTGTGAGATAGTCTCCGCATCGAGACTTTGCAACTCCATACCCACAAAGAGGAGGAACGTGGAAGTAAAGGTAATTCCTGCGGATACTGCGTGTCTTTTAATTTCTGGACTCATACTATGTGATTCGATAAATTATAATCGGCATACCCTGTGTCTCGTGGTATCGACGTTTCCACGTTTCCATAGAGTAGTTCTTCACAAACAGACCCGTTCGGCTGTCGTTTGAAGCAATTGTTCCATCTCCCATTACCACCCCAACGTGGCCTATCGTGCCGTACTTTCCCGTTCCGGTGGGTGACATAATTATATCACCCGGGAGCGGTTCTGTGACGGTCTTGTAGGTCTTCTTCAGGTATTCATTGAGCGTCCACGTTCCGGTGATGAGTGGGGTTTTGCCGTCGTACTTGTTGAGGAGGGTTGCGACAGTCTCAGCGCACGCCACGTCGTCACTCACGATGTCTTTCGGTGAAGCGTCCACGCCGAGGTGGGCTTCGCATATCTCTAGGAATGTCTGCTTTTGCATAAGTACGTTGAGGATGGCTTGTAATACGGAGACCTGCTTCTTTGAACCGGAGAGATTCTTTCGATTGAGCCAGATTCTCTTTGCGCTGGCAATCTTGTGGTCGAGGGCGAGAATCTTCTGGCTGTGGTCGTATGAGTCAAAGACGTGGATGCCCCTGTCATCTATCTTGTAACAGACGCACCAGTGGTTGTTTTTGAGGTTATTGTCGATGTATACGCCGTTTTGGGGCCACCACGCAGTAACTGATACACCGAGCGGGGAACTGACGAGAGCACGCTTCATAATCTCTAGGGCATCTGCGGGGCGGGAGTCCCACAGCCACTCGTGTTTCAGCTCGTACTTGCGGAGCCAGTTCTGACCTTTGGCGAGGAGGGAGCCGGTAAGGTCGTCTTTGTCTACGAACTCATCAAGGGTCTTGGTGACGGGCATCAGGTTGTGGTCTATTAGCCCATTCTTTCTGATTGCCTCGTATGTCACCTGCGGGTCTTGGCCTCGCGCGGGGTCTACGTTTGCAAGGAGATATGTAAATCGCTCTGAGTAGTTCGGTTCGGTGCCGTATATACCTTTATGGAAAATCTCAATCTGGTTCTGCGCTCCCCACACCGTACACCCAGAAGTCTCGTAGTTCTCGGCCTGTGGTTCGTACTTCGGGAGAAAAGCTGACCAGTCCCCATTTTCGATGAACTCAATGAACGGGACTTTATGTCCCCCGAGGATGTAATCGGTGACGCTCTTTAGTCCTTCAAGTAATCCGTATTGCATACCTCATTATTTAAGGAGCCAGCCCTTTATGAGGGTCATGGCCGCGCCGATGATGACGATGAAACCGAGAATCCCCTTTACCCCGCCAAAGAAGGCGATGACACCTTTCGACTGCGTGAGGATGGTATGAATCTCGTCCACCTTTTCCTTCATTCCTTTCTCCTTGTTTTTGGGATTTCCGAAGAGGAGCATTTTGATATCGTGGACTTCCCGTTGTCGTTCGGGAAACGTCTTTAGATGCTCCTCGATTTCTTGTAATAGTTTGTGGTCTGCTTTCGCCATACGACTATTGTGTGTGCGTTACTAATAATTCAATAACTTCCTAAAGAAGAAGATGATTTGTGAACACTTGGGGCAGAGTCCGTTGCTTGCGTCTGTCGGCTGTTTGCATTGAGTACAGGGTTGCATACTTAGTTTTCGTTACGTGGGTCTGGCAGTTCGCTCCACTCCAGTGCATCCTGACACCATTTGTTACCACGTTCTGCGAGTGTGTTCATAATCCAGAGCGGGAAGAGTGCGATTTTGAGTAGTGTGTCCATATTCAAAATTGAAGTACGTCTTGATGAATAATTGTCTCCACAGCCGTTGCCTCATTGAGGTCGAGGTTCTGGATGTAGCCAGTCCAGGTGTACGACCCTGCCGCAGACCCCCAGTTACCGAACGCGGTAAGGTATTGAAAGTCGGTCTTGGCGGTGGGAATGGTGACGGTGAGCGTGTCGACGAGAGTCGTGCGCCCCGAGTCCGAGTAGATGTAGCAATAGAGCGTGCCAAACGAGCCAACGGCCTCGTCACGCACGACTGTGAGATAATATGGGGTGTTGAGGGAGAGGGTTAGGTTGGTGTCTGTGACCGTCGAGCCATTATACGCACCCAAGAACAATGACGCCGCACTTGCGGTTTCCTCGTACATTCGCAGGTGATGGTTGATGGTTGTTCCGACGGGATTTGTACCGGCCACAGTGATGAAAGACGAATTACTCAGACCCCATACGACAGAGGCAATACCCGTGACTGTGGAGCTGTTCTGGTACACCTCGACGTAGTGGGTGAAGTCACCAGCGAAGTGCGCTGAGGTGTAGTCCTTTGAGACGTACGCGGTGGTCTCCTCAGCTATTGCCGCAACATCCACCTTTGCCGCGGTCACAGTAATCTTCGAGGTAGGGTCGGTTTCCGTGTACGTGGTGAAGTCTTCTGTCGCGGCAGACGCGACGTTCTTCTTGATGATTTTGTCCGTAGTGATGTCCCACTTCTTCGACTTCTTGAAGCTCTCTTTCTCGGTGTTCTGGCGGTACAACTCGGCAGTCGTAGTCGGTGTCCGGTCTATCGCAGAGTAGCCAAGCGCATCACGGAGGCGTGCCTTCTCAGCACCAAGGAGCCGGCTCTTTTCGGTGAAGCGAGCATTCAGATAGTCATTCCACTGGTACGGCGGGAGTGTTCCCGCTCTCAGCTCCGCACCGAGTCTGTTGTGCTCCTCTCTAAGCACTTCTTCTGCCCGGTATACCCACTCCAGCTTTTTGAGGTTGGTATTCGCGGTGAGCGGGTACTCGAACAGAGACGGCGTTGCGGTAAGCACGCCACCGAGCACATTCTCCTGTACCGCCATCTCCTTAAAGACAATGGTAAAGCCCATCACGATGAGAATGATGGGGACGTACTTTTTGAAGAATGTTGTCCAGAAGTCCATACCTACTGAGCGGTCTTACTGGTAAAGACGGTCACGGTGACCCGGTTCGGGGAAGAAGCGGAAGACCCTATCTGCACCTGGAAGTTCTCGAACGCTGTGAAGGTGTTGTTCGATGATGCGTAGGTTGTCCCACCCGTTGAGCACGTCGATGAGTTCGTCCAGTTCGTGCCGTCTCCAAATCGGACTGACACTGACCCCGTGGTGGTCGCCTGACAGTACCAGCCGATGAGCGTTATCGGCTCCGGATTGTTCTGGAGGAGAAATGTGGTCGTGGCGACGCTGAAGTGACCGCCCGTACCTGACGTAGTTGACGCTATAGAGAACGAGCGTGTCGTAGTTCCGGTGAAGACGTGCGTTGTGCCCCCGTCGAAGTATTTGAACTGTCCGTAAGAGCTGTCCACGGCAATTTCACCGATTGCGTCTACTGTCGGAGCGGTGCCGTTCGGGATTTCGAGTGAACCTCCACCGATGTCCACGAGTCCGGTGAAGACCGCAGACGCGGCAGTGAGAAGCGTGTTGATGAATGCGTTGGTGAATGTACCGAGTGCGGAGAAGAATGAGGTCGAAGATGTTGCGTTGGTGTTTGCGAGAGTGGTGATGTTTCCGTTCGATGCCGTGAAACCCGTTGTGGAAGCGTAGGTGAGCCACGCGTTCCCAGATGAGGTGAGTGAGGTGGTTGATGCGTATGTGAATGACAGTGTATTTCCGAGAGAGAGTGCATCACCCGTAAGTACTATCTCCGTTCCGTCGGCTGACAGGTTTGTATTTGATGAAACGTCTACCGTATATGTTCCAAACAGATTTGCAACAGTGAGCGACGTTGAAGATGCGTAGACGAACGTAGATGCGACTGATGTTGATGTTGCAACAAAGTATGGCGCAGAAGCATACCCTCCTCCTGTTGGATATATGTACGCACCCGCATCTGTCCACTTTGACGAACCAGAAGCGCAACTGCCCCACGCATTGTTTGTTCCGTCCGTAGTAAGGCAATCCCCGTTAGAGGGGCTTGTTGCAAGTTGTACCGATAAGAACGGGTCGCCAAACCCTGAGAGGGTCTGTGTCTCGTCTTTCGGCATCATCAAGTACCCGGAGTACAGTACGACTGGGATGGTGACGCCGAGTACGAGGGCGAGAAGAATACTACGCATATTATATTATTGTACGATAACCGTGGCCTATTAAGGAAAGTAAGGATGGCGAGACGTTGTATTCCCGTGCTAACTTGCTTAAGGTGCCATACTTGCCGTCTATCCTTGGTAAGATTTCTCGGATTTGCTTAAGGGTTAGTTTCGTATGATGATTTATCTGTTCATTCAGAAATCTACCACTGAAATTACTCCAAATCCTACCGTCCTCCGTTATTTCATATCTTCCGTTGTAATCTGGTATCTTTTTCATAACCTAGCCGATGTAGCGAATTTCAAAATCCTTTCCTGAATAAACTGCTGGTAATGCTGAACTGAATGTAATGGTCTTTCCGGCCACAGTATAGTTTGGAAGTTCCGCAATCACTTCTCCATTAAGGGAGAATGCTACAACTGCAAATATGTCGTGAGACACAGTGTATGTTGTATTTGAGCCATTTACTGCCCCAACAGGTGCTTCAGTGTGGAGTATGTTCTTGAACGCCTGGCGAATCCTCATATCAGTCACGCCACCCCCAACGGTTCCTCGTGGCTTCTTCAACTCCTCGATATCTTTGCGGATTTCTTTGATTGCCTTGACGATTTCTGTGGGGTCAAACTCCTTTGGCATCTTCATAGACTTCATGTGCTCGTGCATTTCCTCAATCATACCCCTGAGTGTCGAATCGTCGTATGGCTCAACCATTGCAGCCATTTCTGCTACTTTTTCCTCAAACATCTTCTGGGTCAGGCGTGAATCAGAACGGCTTGATTCTCTGGTTTCGCTGGTCATTCTCTCGGCCTTCGCAACGGCATCTTCAAGCCGTCGAAGCATCATGTTCATCTGCCCCCTAACCTCTGCGGTGAGAGCTGTGTTCGTCTGGCTAACACTCTCTCGCAACTCCTCACGGAGTTCATTTACCGCACCAACAACAGCATCAAAAGCGTCTGTGAAGTCGGTCTTAGAGAGATAGTCCTGATTGAGTGCGTTGAGCAGGACGCTTAGATTTTTGATATTTTCTTTAATAGCCATATTTCTAAGTATTATACCATTTCCGAGATGTCCACTCGAGGGTCTTGACGTGGATAACTATACGGCGTGTGGATTGTGTGAAGTTGTAGCATATTACTGTCCATTAGCCTTCTTCCAGATGTCGATGAGTTGGGATTCATTTACAAATGCGTCTTCTGGTTTCATCGCATAGTAAATATTGCCCGGAATACCTGCCTCTGCATCATCCGCAATATTGTCTATAATATTTCTAAAGATAACTCCATCATAGCCATCCTCTTGTGCTTTTGAGTTGATTTCAACAGTAGAATTGCCCCATTTAGAGTCTATCTCGTCCCACTTTGCGCCCTTGGCGTCTATTTCGAGTGGCTTTTTGAAGTTCAAATACCCCTCGTACACATTATCTGGCGAACCAGCAAAACCTGTAGCATCCGCATATTCTTCAGTAAAGAACACCCCGCCCTTTTTATTGCTAAACCGTTTGAGTGGAACTGGCGAGCCGTGATATACGACTGGCTGGCTGCGCACAAACTCCTCCGCACTCTTGTACTTCTTTGCTTCTTTCATCAAGTTATCAACAGCTCCGGTTGATTTTGGTGTGACAGTAGTTAGTGGGATTTCGCCCTGGTTAAAAGACGGTTCTGTGGGTCTTATACTCATTCCTGGTTGGGCTTCCCGGAGATATTTGGCAACCTCATCAGCAAATGTCTTCTCATTTTTTATCTCAAGCAATTTCTCTATCTGAGCAAGATTCTTTGCAAGCTCCCTCTCTAAGTCGAGTGAGTTCGCAGTCTTGAGGCCCACATTCGATGGGATGAGTTTCTGAACGAAGCCACGAGCAGAGCCAAGGGTGAGCATATCAAAGACGTCAGCAAGTGCTCCACCTACTTTCTGTCCTAGAGTACGATTCTTGAGTCTCTGGAAGAGTTGATTGACCTTAACCTCCATCTTGGTTGTTAGATTCTTAGTAGAATAGAGGTCTGAAATCTGTGAGTCCAGAGCTTTGGTTGCCTCTCCTGACATCTTGCTTCGTAGCACATCCTTTACTCCCGAACGAACATTCTCAAATCCTTCAGCTCCGAATCCTGCCTTCGGATTTCCCATCTTGTCAAAAGCCTTGTCTTTGAATGCTGTCCCATATTCCCGAGCAATATCATTGACCTCCTTGAGTGTGAGACCTGAGGTATTCATCCTGGATGTAAGCTGTTCGATTCTCTTGGCGTTTACTGGGTCATTTGATAGTAGATATGCCTTTCTGAGTCCTGCCAAGGCATCCCGAACAGGAGATTGTGCGACTACTTCACCCCCGACTTCCGTGACTTTTGCCAAATCAGTAGACTTGTAAAGATTGGTGTCCTTACTCAGTTCTTCATCTACTTTTTTTGAAAGGCCACCTATTCTTTCGTCGATTCTAGCATTGAGGTCAGCGTAGGTTTCAACGCCCTTTGTATCGAGTTCGGTCAATGCTCGCTTTCCCGCCGCCACATCATCTGGTGTTCCCTGAAGAATGCGTCCCACCGCCTCGTTTACTTTTTGTTCCTGCGACGCGATTCGTGCTGGGCGTGTAGCGTCCATAACAGCATCAACCCCCTCAGAGATTGTTTTTGCGCCCTTTTGAGTTATTGTCTTGGCTGTACCGGGAGCATAGACGTCTGCGATGAAAGCTGCAACTCCCCCTACTGAGTCTACGAATAATTTATCTTCCTTGCTGAGATTGCCATACCAATCAACAACACTTTTGGCGACATCTGATTTCGCTACTCCTTGTCCAATTGATGTTAGTTTTGCTTTGAAGCTGTCTTCTGCCTCCTGAGAGAGTCCAATCTTTCCAGCTCCCATTACGAGGTCTCCAACCACACCAGACACACCACCAGCAACTTGCCCCATTACTCCCATCACTTTCTGTGGGCCTGTGAAATCTTTGTCCTGAACAACCGACTTTGCTCCCTCATAAGCCCTACCAACTGTCTCTCCGAGAGACCCAAAGAACTGACCAACATCCTGTCTTGTTTCTGCAAAACTATTTGCAAAAATAGAATCCATATTGACGGCATATGAATCCCTCTTTGGGTTGAGCCCCTCTGGTATTTCTAGTTTTCTAAATGCCATATGCCTCTTGAATTAGTTCGTATTTGTCACGAGTAAACTCCACCATCTTCACGGCTCCAATGTCGCCGGTCTCTTTGTCGCGAACCAACACTTCATCGGGCTGCATATCTTGTCTGTATGCATTTATTTCGGCCTGAGTGAGTTTCTTTGTTGTTTCAACGGGTGCGGCATAGTACGGCATTACAGAACCCTCATCCAATCCCCATCCTGTTGCCTGATTATTGTAGAATTGGTAGGAGTTGTCATACGCTGCTTTTCTCTGACCATAGATGCTTTCTACCTGACCAAAAAGTGATTTACGCCCTTCGTCGGTCAATCGGTCTCCTTTCCACATCTGCTTTGTTAGCTGAATGCCATACCGAGCGAGTGTGGATTGTGCTCCCTCGAAGGTTCTAAACTCCTCCTCACGAACGCCTGTCGTTGGGTCAGTAATCTTGGCAACCATACGCATGAGCACGATGTCACCCGCTCCGGTTTTGTCCTGTGAAGCGCTCCTTGCCGTTTCGTATGATGCGCGTATTGCTGGAAAATCCTTAATGTTTTGGTCTTGTCGAGCGTTATCCTGTATCTGGTTTAGTGCTGAACGCTGGTCTTTTGTTAGGCCACCAAACGTTGATTCGGTAGATTTTGGAGGTTCGTATAGGTACGAACCATACTTTGCAAGAGCGGTGATTGGGTCATCCTCCTTCAAGACTCCCTGAATTATGCTTGTTGATACACCATTCTTTCCAAGAGCAATGCCTAGATTATAGACGTTTATCCTATCCTCTTTCTCGCGGTCATATGCTCGTCTTCGTTCATCTTGTATAGTCTCAAACTCCCTCTGTTCTGCCTTTGTGAAGAGGTCTTTGTTCTGCTCGTAGTCAAACTGGTACTGCTTGAGAAGAATATCCTGCTCTTCGAGGTATGCTGAAACAGCCCGGTCTGCTATTGCTTTCGCGGAGTCGTATCGCCCCTGAATACCCTGCTGGATGACGTAGAGGTCTGCCTGCTTTCTCAGAGACTCTCTTTCAAGGTTTCGTACTTCCTGCTCCATTGCGCCACCAAACATTCCCTGGCGATTCTTCTCAATCTCTTCTCGCCTCCGATTGAGGGCATTTTGTTCTGCTCGAATCTGCTGATTGATGTCGTTGAGCTCAACCTGAATGTCGTCTACTCCACCCTTCTTTCCGTATGCCTCTGCTGTAAGTCCAGTCTTTCCTCGAAGAGAAGCAATCAATTCACTGACGTTCGCTCGGGCAGTCTCCATATTAGCTTGTGCTGCCGACGCTTTTTCTGACTGTTGTGCTGCATAGTCCACATTTGACCCTATCTCCGCCTGCATCCCTGCCGCTCCGGTAGCTGGTGGGACGGGTGCTGGAGTGAACTTTCCTGGCGGATTCAAGTCTGCGGAACCGAAGGTATCATACGAGGAACCTTTGAAGGATGTTGTTCCTTCTTTCTTTGTCTGGTCAAGCATTGCCTGACTCTGCTTGAGGAGTGTTGCTGTGTCCTGAATTGCCATAATTCCTTGTATTATACCATTTTTTGCTTATAAGTGGTGCGGATTTGATACGATTTCCAGCTCCTCAACCGTCACATTCCTGCCCCGAAGTTCTAGTTTGACCTGCAACCATTTTGAAATAATTCCAATCGGTACTTCGTGCATATTTTCCTGCTCCTCTGTGTCTTTGGTGATTGTTGCCTGCTTGTAAAATGCGTCAATTACGCACGTAGACTTCTTTCCACTCTCAGCTCCACGAATAGCTTCATCGAGATTTACAGTATATGTCCCCGCATTCTCTGTAATTGATGAGATGTGTGCTGTTGAGCCCGCGCCCGCACCGGAATAGAACTCAACTTCGTGACCCACCTCTACAAGCGAGAGGTCTGCTGTGGTGGTGAAAGTGTCTGAATCTGACCACGTAATGTAGCTTGTTGTTCCAGTATCTGCTGTAATGTCTCCCGCCTCACCGATGCAGATTGGTGCGGGGTAAAAGTCTTTGTATTTGTATTTCACTACTATTTTATCCCCACCCTGAAGAGGACGATATTTAATGTTGAGCTTCTGCCAGTTGTCGAGAGTGCCCTGCGCTTTGACTTTGGAATACGCAATACACCCCAGATTGTCAAAAGCTGGAGCCATAATTGAGGTTAGGTGTCGCGACGTCATTGTTGCGTCTGCTACCTGAAGATTTGCAAAGAATGGAAGCACTCCATCGTTGTTGAGGTTGGTTCCGTTGCTAAAGACGCAAACTGCTCCAAAATTCTGATTGTTAGCGATAAGTTGCGCCCAATCCTCGCGCTTAATCCAGGTGAGGGCATACGAAGATGTGCCAAAGTCTGCCGACGCCGTTCCTGCAGTGGCTTCGTCGTAGGAGTCAGCCAGCTTGAATGTATCTGCTGTGACGTAGATTGCGTAGTATATTTTGATACCACTTTCATACAAAACCCTATCACCACTCAGAAGTTTATGTCCCGTTGATGAGAATGTTCCACTTGTTGCCGCAATACTTCCCGTTGTCATCTTGGAGTAAGCAAGTCCGTATCTGTGGTATATGCCCACAACAGGGTCATAGCACCACACCCCGGAGTAGAAGCCAGGCAGGATGCCTCCATCATCATTGCTTGATTCGAGGAGTGTCCCGATGTTGAAGTAGATAATATCTCCATCGGTATACATCGTTCGTCCGTGGTAGTGCGCCTGGAGGATGAGCCAGTTTGTGTTGAAGTAGAACGTTGGGAGATTGCCAAGGATGTCAAAACCACTTCCATTGTAGTAGAGGAGCTGCCCTATTGATGTGAGTATCACCCACGAATTCTTGTACGCAACAATATCCAAAATCATTGGAGCATTGACGGGGATGCCAAGTGATGCACTTGTCGTTGCTCCGTCCCACACAAAGAAATACGCGGAACCACCAGTCGTATTTCGAGTTGCCAGTCCCATCCGGTAGTTAGAATAAGCCATGCCAAGAATCTCGAAGTTTGCAGGTATAGTAAGCGTGACACCACTGTTTGTGGCTGGAGGCGTCGTTCCATCCATATTTGCCTCGGTATATTGCTGAACAGTATTTGCTGTTGCAAGCGTGAGCGAATTTCTATTTACGAATATCTCTGCATAGTTGCCTGAGTCGGTGTTTTCAATGTCCCAGACAGTGCCCGCCGTCGACTGGAGTGAGTATATGTCCGATGCGTCTGAAATATACCAGTCAGCACCCTTCCAACCCACGAATCTAGACTCACTAGTGACTCCCGCAGGTGCACCCGCATCGAGTGTTACAGTCAATGCTTGTGGGTCTACATCATAAACTCCAGAGTCGGTGACTGCCTTGTAGTCTTGTCCTGAAGCAGTGCCAATCATTATCATGTCGGCCAGAATGTCGAAGTTTGCTGTATCTTCACTGGAAACAAGTCGGGGGAACGGGGGAGACAGCTTCAAGTACCCCTCCTCATCGAAGTCAATGTTTTTAGTATAGTGAATCGACGGTGTGAGGTCGGAACCGTTTGAAACAAAGAATCTGCGGTCTGCGGGAATTTTCATACTAGGTATCGTTATCGCTTCGTGAGAGTTCGTACCACACACCACCCGTACCAATCAATGTAATTGTGTCTCGGGAATGGTCTAATGAAAAATCTCCCGCCAGCCGAAGATTGCCCGTCCCATCCTTCAGGACAACTGTTCGAGAACTACTCGTCGCTCGAAGAATCAGTATTGTATTGTCGTCCAGATTTGTGTCGTTTATGGTGTCAAGGTCATCTGTACTCGCACTACCCTCAGTATCAACCTCGTGATATGCTTGTGTGACTGTAATGGCCCCAGATGCAATAGTTAGTACTGTTGGGTCTGGTGTATTGTAGTACCCCTCAAAGGCGACGGGGCGAACCACACCCTCTCGGTTCATAAGCAAACGATTCAATCCAGACTGCTTCCGATACACAATCTGTCCGTCGGCATCTGGATTTACCTCATCTGTTGTTCCGGGGTAGAAAGAGAGCATTCTCAGATGCGCCCTATCCATGGTGTTGTATGCTAATTCGTCTGTGAGTGCTGGATTGGTGAAAATGCTTGTTGAAAGTGTTTCGAGTCTACTAGAAAGCGCCTTTACAGTATTTTCGAGCTGAGCAATTCGGTCTTCTGGTGTCATATAAACTGAACCTTCTTACCCGTCATAATAGCCCGACCATTCCTCTGTTTGTAGGTTTCAATAATGTCTTGCTCCAATCTCATCACTCGGCGTTCCAAGTCCACACGGTTGGGGAGTGAGTGTCGCTGAGCATAGAATAGGGCTGGCTTGAGGTAGAAGTAGTGGTGATGAGTTCCAGTACATCCTGGCTTTTTGGTTGTGTCGGTTGATGTAAAGTATGAGGCCTCTCGGGAGAGAAGAACTTTAATACCTGCTGCAATTGTGTAATTTGGAACTGGGTCTAAATCAAGGTGGAATCCTGTGACGTCGTAGCGGTAGGGCGCTCCTTGGGTGTCTTGTCCATCGTTGAATGATTCAACAAAATCATCATTCTGCTTATCGACTCGCTGAAGTTCGTAGTAGACGCCTGATGGATTCTTTACAAATACCCTATCAATCCCCAACATGAGATTTGCTCCCGCATCTGCTGTAAAGGAATGCAGTGCATATCGTCGTGTTCCCGAAGTGAGTGTCATGGTACGAACCGGAGCGTCTGTATGGTTTGTGTCATCAAATTGCCACCCCCCGTCTATCGGAAGTACGAGATTGAGATAGTCATCCCAAGTGACATTTACGTCAGCAGTAAACCTCTTGAGGCGATTGGAGTTATTCGCAACATCACCAACACCCGCACCAATTTCAGCCTCAAAAAGCTGAACGAGACCCTTATATGTGCTTGTGTCTGAGAATTGTATTGACATCGTAATTGGCTTATTCCTCCCCCCTATAACTAGGGAGGAGAGGAAACAAACTACGCTACGTTCACATCGAAGACCAAACCAACATGTGCTGTTGGAGTAAGGTGTCCAATGTCTACGCGTGAGTAGAATGCAGTACCCGAGAAGAACATGTTGCTGTCTGCTGCTGGGAACTGAATTGTGTGTGCTCGGCCATAAGTACCACGGAGGATACCAAGGCGCTCTACCTTCTTTACGCCTGCGAAGACGTGACCAGAAGTGTGGTCGTTTGACCACATATGGTCAGCACCCATGTAGCGGAGACCTTCTACAGTCCCCTCCTGGAGTGCCTTGTCTGCTGACATAAAGCCGTTTGCCTGTACGAATGCCTCGAGAAGCTCGAAGTCTGCTGCTCGCCAGATGAAGCCAACGCCATTCGCTGACATCATTGCCTGACCGTTAGCCTCGCGGATTTCGCGCTTGACACCACGAATGATGTCGTCGATGTTCGATGCAGAAACAGTGATGTTGCCTGCTGAACCACCGATTGAAGCATTGTCAAAGTCGGTCCATGAAGCGTGGCGAGCGAGAACTGCTGACTCGATGTACTCGTTGAGGAGTGCACCAATGCGGTCAAAAAGCTCTGCTGGCTTTGTCCATGGAGACTGGTAAAGGTCTGCGTGGTCTACAACAACACCAAGGTCGCGACCAGTAGAAATCGTGAGAGTTTCTGCTGTTTCTGCGAACACCTGGAGTGCTGCACCAGTACCACGAGTCACCGTCTGAACTGACGGCGTAGTGCTCATGTATGAGCTAGAGATGACGCGGGTGTCTGTGATGTCCACCTTGCACATCTCCTTCCACGTCTGAGGATGGTCGAGTCGGTCCTGGAGGACGTCCTCGTACATTGTCTCGTACGTGATTGTGTTTGCTACTGCCATGTATAAGTGAGTAAGATTGCCTAGTAAGGCAGACGCTCACTTAGTCGTTATAGAATGTCTTTCCGCCGGAGGATGCTTTCGCGAGGAATGCTCGGTGTATTGCCGCTCGTTCCTTACGACTTGGCACATCCTGAGCTGTTGGAGGTGTTCCCTTTGCCAGCCAGTATGCCGCACCCTTCTGAGTAGTTCCTGCGCCTTGGTCTCCTGAAATGTTTGAGGTTGCTTCCAGATTTGCTTTCGCAGTCCGGTGCTTATCAAGCTTTATCTTGAAATCCTCATCATCAACGACCTTATCAACGCTGATTCCCCACTTCTTTGCGGTTGAAAGAGCAAGCTCCATCTCTTCTGCGTCGGTAATTCCCGCCGCTCGGAGATAAGTCTTCTCTACAAGTCCCGTTGAGCCATCTGCTGATTGTGGAGCTTCGGATTTCGTTTCAAGTGCTTTCTTGATGTCTTTCATCTCGCGCTTGAGCGACCCGTAGGCAGATTTCATGCCCACCAATTCCTCATATTCTGACTTAGAAAGTGAGATTGTTGCGCCTGATTCTGTCTCCCCCTGCTCGCTAGTTTCAGGTGTAGCGACCACCCCTTCATTGTTGTCCATAGTTGTGAGAACTAGATTAAGTGATTTTTTCGAATAATCATAAACGTACTTCACTTTTGATACCGGGATGTGAGAACCCAAATAAACTACCCTGCGTCTACCATCTCTTCAACAATACAGCGAATGTCTCCTGTTGTTGGGAGTCTCCAACACTCAAGACGTCCGGTTGCTGCACCGTTGATGACATCATCGTTTGCTGTCGTACCGTCAATATCGACACCAGTACCAGCCGTAATGGTTGTGGTAGTTGCTGCGACAACATCTGTGTTGTCGATGACCCACGACTGCGTTGCGCCACTCTCAGGGAGTGATGGCCACGTTGTCGATGCTGGAAGCGTCAGAGCGAGTGCTGCCTGACCAGCTCCAAGTGCAGTAGTCTTAATGACCTTTGCATTCTTGAGGTCGCTGTCCTTCAGTGTCATTGCTGACGCTGTAGTTGAAATGGTGAAAAGTCCACTCTGGACAAGACCCTTTGTCTTCACGACATCTGTTAATTCAGGGCCAGAGAACGCGCCGAGACCTTCCTCGACGACGACTGGCGCCTTTGTGTACTGGAGTACGCCTACAACCGCAATGACGGCGGCGAGTACAAGGACTCCTACGTTCTGATTCATATGTTTACTTAGTTGATAAATTAGCTAATTTATGAAACCGCCCCATGAGAGCGGTTCGGAAGGCCTACTAAACAGGGAGGGCTGTTTAGAGGGCCTGCCGAAGCGCCCTCAGCCCCCCTCCGGGCTAGCGATATTCATTTACTTCTTCCCTTTAATGAACTTCTCTACCTTCTTTGCTACCGACTTCACTTCCTTCTCTACTTTCTTGAGATGTTTATCCCGAAGTTTTGCCATTCGAGCTGATTCAAGTGTGGTCATATTTTATCTTTTAACTATTAACGATACGTGACTGTGTAATTTCCCGTGAATGCTGGGTCTACCCAGATATAGATACCATTGCCGAAGGCAACATCAAACTCATATGTTCCTGCTGGTGGCGTCGTACCCCCTTTCGTTCCAAACTGAATCTTTGCAGTAAGAGACGTTGTGGCGGTTGTTGTGGGGGCATTGTCGTAGAAGGCAATGTATGGACCCGCTACAGACGTTGCCGATGTTGCTGTAATTACAACCGACCCAAGAGTTCCAGCAAAGTTCTTAATCGTCGACGTACCAACATCTGACGAGTTTATAATGGTTGAGTTGTACTCCGACCCCTGCGGAACGCCCGAAAGGGCGTCGTTTGTCTGATAAGCGAGGAATCCACCAAGGAGCATGACTGCTGCGAGGAGGATACCTGCGATTGTGTTTGTTGCTGCGTTCATATTTTGTATATTATACCACATTTATAATCCAATCTGTACTACCTCCTTCGTTTCAGACTCCTCCTTGTCCCGCCATTTCTCCAATTCCTTCCATCCGTCGGCGAGAAGATTTAATGCAATCCTCTCTGCCGCTAATTTGTAGACGTCGGAATCCTTCTGGGGTTTCAAAAATGCTTCTCGGAGAACTTCTTTTACCGCTTCGGCCATTTCTTTATCTCCGAGGAATCGTCGTATTTTCTCTTGTCCGGTCTTGTCTATCATTCTGGCTGTGCATTAAGAGTAAGAGGTTCCGGTGCTGGCCCTTGTGTTGGCTCTGCGGGCGTTGTGGGTGCTGGGGCTGGTTGTGGTGGTGTGATTAGGGAGAGGAAGTCTGCCTGATTCAAGCCTGAAAACTCTAGAATGTCATTGAATGACTTAGCAAGGGCGGGAATCTGCATCGCCTGTTGGAATCCGGCTGGATTTGCGAAGACGAACTGGAAGATTGAGAGGAGTTTGTCGGATACAATCGCAAGGTCTTTCTGCTTGTTTGCGACGTTGATGCCCATCTTCACCTCGATATCCTTGAACTCGTCCTTGAGTATCTTGAGGAGCTTCTTGTTTCCTCCTCGGGCAAAGTTTCGCTTGAACTCATTCTGAACATTCGTGAGAAACTCTTCAGTAATCGGCTCTAGTTTCCCTCGTGAGAGCATCTTTTCCTTTGCCTTCTTGTTCCGCTCGTTGATTGAGAGCTGTTCCATTACCCACGAGAGTTCTTCTGGTGAGAGGGTTGCAAGGAACTCAGTACCACCCGTTATCTCAGAGACAATGCGAGGAATGATGAACTCTCGGTAGAGATACTCAATGAACTTAGCTCGCTTTCCTCGGCGCCTGTCGTGAAGTCCACGGCCCTGAGCAACTGTTCGCTCCTGTCCCTTGAATGTGGTGCCTGAGTTTGCTTCCTTTCCGAGTATTGGGTCGAATGCTGAACCTGTAAGCTGTGCGTGCTGGAACCATACATCAATCTCATTCTTGATTACCTGGATGTTTGCCGGAGCGGCAGTTGGAACCTGCTGAATAGAGCGTCCCTCCTGAATGGTGGTAATCTCCAGATTCTCCATCTCCTGAATCTTGTTGCGATTCTGATAGGTATCATCGTCGGTGACGAGGGGAACCTTTGACGCCGCTTCCAAGAGTGCTGTCTTGTGAATGGTGAGGAAGTTTGTCCAAATCTGTGGGTGGACCAAAGCTTCTCCATCTCCTCGTCCAAGGGCTCGATTGTAGACTTTCTGTGATGTGTGGAAGCAGAGAGCACCCTCCTTGTCCTCTTTCTTGTAGAGTGTGACCCCTACTTTGTGCTTATCTTTGTCGGTGTAGAATGCGACGACTTGAATCTGCCGGACATTCTTGTCTGAATTGTTGTTCTTTAGGTACTGCTCGGGGAGGTCTCCTCGGACAACATAGACTTCGATAGTCTTTCCTGTGGTGTGGTCATCCTTTTCCTCTCCCGTTATTGTCTTGTTGTTCTCGGCGAGCATTATGAGCTCATCAATGGTCACGTCTGCTCCATTTGCAGGATTGCCCCACCCCACCTTCGACATTTTGCGGAGTGCAGATGGTGAGAAGTGGTGCTTGAATCCTATTGGGCCACCAAGAATGTTGGTCTGGTCGCAGAATGCAATTGTATTGAGGGGTAGAACTTCTGGACGCTTCAATGATTCCTGCACCAAGACACCTCCGTAATCTACGTCTGATTCTGTAATCTCGTCGAAGAGTTCATCCAAATCATGCTCCCGGACATACACTTCGTCGTGATACTTTTTGACCAGGAAAGAGAGCGCCCGACCTTCGGGGCCTTCAATGAAGAATGTGACGTCCTTGACCTCAATGTCCTCTGTCCAATAGGAAAGAGAGAGCATCGGCATCATTATATTTTTGAATGCCCGGAGATAATCGTTCTCTCCCTTGTAGAATACTCCGTTCTTGAGGTGGAAGATAAGCTGTACGTGGTCGCGGAAGTTCCACTCCCAGTTGTCTCCTAATTTTACTTTGTCTGTTTCAAATCGCGCCTCCTCGCTCTTGATGTACGAAAAGATGCTCGGCTCAATCATAGGTTGTCGAAGATTAGAGATGCGTTCTTTAGCGCAACCTCCCGCGTTGTACCCATCGTATTAAATAATCGCTTGCTTATCATGTGGGGCAAAATGTGTTCTTTTGTCTTTGCTCCACGAGAGACAGAGAGGATGGCCATGCCTGCAACATTCCCTGGATTGAGCTTCTCAATTGCTTCGTATGGTGTCTTACCAACTGCTCCAACCGTCTTTCCAAGCACCCGAACCGTCGCCGCATACAAATCGTCACTCTTCACATCCTTAACTTTCTTGGGGCGAGCCATATCAGTTGAGCTTAACGGGCATAAACCCTCGAATCTTTTGTGCCTGCTCGTATTCCTGGAGAGGTGTGACCACCTTTTCTTTTGGACGACTTGCAAACTGCGCATCAATAACCTTGGCAATCTCCGCTTTCTCTGCCTTGCAGGTTGCGCAATAATACGGCTCAGGGTCTTCGTCCTGGTACTGTGAATTGCATCCTGGCTTGATGCATGTGTGCGTAAACATATTTTGAGTATTATACCATACTTTCTGTCAAAAACGGAAAGATGGTCTCGCTGTTAGGGATAAGTCTATAGTTTTCTGTCACCTCTTCTCCGGCCTCAATGTCTCGAAGCGCAATATCCGCTACCGCATCATAGTTTGGTTCCTCTGAGTGATTCATCCACGCCTGAAGTCTGGTGGTTGGAAAGGCAAAGGGCGAGCCATTCACTATCTGGGGCCACTGTGATTTCAGGTGCATCCTAACGTGCGGGAATAGATTGTTGAACTCCCTGAGGGGGAGGTTGTACACCTGGGGAGCGTTGTCGGCGTAGAGTCTCTGCCCCTTATGCACCTTGCAAAGGGTAAACACACCAACTCCGTGGATTGGGGATGGTTTGAGTGTGGTCTTGACGAAAGCATTGAGCTCGTCAATCTGATTCTTGTAGTTGCTCATGACTTTGATGCTTTCCAATCTACTAATGGGTCACGCCTTCGTATCTCCTCGTGGACACTCTGCCATGCCTTGAATTGTGCGGCACTTTGGAATCCGAGCTTCCGCATAAACATCAATCTGTCCCGTTCTTTGGCCTGACAGGTCTGACACTTTGCCCAGTCCCCAACTTCTCCATGCGAGTGTCTCGTTGCACCGACATCGAGGATTGCTTTTAATATGCGGTGATAGTTTGCTGGGTCTTTCAGGAAGTCCGGCAACGCCTTAAGCATCGGGTGGAGCTTTGGCACCTTTGATGCTTTGGGGAGATTCTTTTTTGCTTCTTCTGGTGTCATAGTCCTTTGTTTACCTTTTTCCTTTTAATCTTCTTTCGGTTCACAACGTGTGGACAATCATCGTGTCCTTCCCGGCAACACTCCGGGATGATGATGCGGATGTCTGGCTGTGGGATTGGTTCGGGTTCGCTCATAGTGCAATATTATTCTTTGTGTGCGGAATTGTCCTCATTCGAGGAATCATTTCCTGCCTCCTAATAATCGGAACAAGAGACATCATGGCGTAGCGGGTAGCGTCGAGGGCGTGGTCGTTTCCTGGGGTTGGCTGTCCAGGGAGAATGTGTCCGTCTTTGTCAGTGTCCCAGAGATAGTTTCGGTATTCTTTGATGAGATTCACCGAGTTCTTTGTGACGGAAATCTTCTGGTCTTGGACTATTTTAATGCTGTGGCGTACCGAGTCCGCACCTTTGGGAGTCGGAATGATGTTCACTCCGTACATCTTGATTTCAGCAATACTCTTTGGCTCTGCGGAGTCTGCTACCACGAGAGCTTTTGGTAGGTTCTTCAGTGTCTCTGCAATTTCACGATTTGACCACTCAAGCCTATATCCTACCTCATCGAGAATGTATCCTCCGTTGTAGTAGTAGATTGCTACAACTACGGCGGGGTCTGGATGCCACCCAAAGTCTAGCCCGTAGCGTTCTAGTCGTGCTTCGTGGGGGATTTCGTCTATGATATTCCAACCCGTGTATATTCTCCCCTCCACTTCTCCAAGCTGTCCTTCTCCGTACACCTTCCACCACGAGGGGTTATTCTTACGCTGTTCAATGGAGCGAACAATCTCTGGTGAAAGTGCTTCGTTGTCTTTGTATGTGAGAATGATGTACTCAATGTCATCTCGCTTGCCGAGGATGTGCTCAAAGAGCCAGAACTCATTTGTTGGGTTGTAGTCGAGGTATATGAACTCTTTAGTACGGACTTCGAGCTGGTCAAAAGACTCGTAGGTAATGTTATTGCACTCGTTGATGAACAGTCTGTCTCGCCTAGGTCCTCGTACCTTTCCGGGTTGGTCTGCTGAGAAGAACTCTATCTTGCTCCCTGTTTCAAACGTGTAGGTATAATCTGTCTTGTTCCATAGGTCAGGATTAAAATATCCTCTGTCCTCCATAATCATCACGAAGTCACGGATGGCTCCACGCTTGAGGTGGGGGAATGACTCTGAGACTACAGAAGTAAGAGTTGGTCTCTTATCTTGCTGGGCTAATGAGATAAGCCAAATGAGAATAGAAATGGTCTTGGAAGCTGATGTGCCTCCCTGTACGATTCGTAGACGCTTAGTAAGGTTTGCTACCTTACGAAGTGCGCTGGTCTCCTGGAATGTAAATTGGTGTTGGTAATTGTTTTCCATCGGAAGTTATATCCATATTGTCACCAAACTCCAGTTTCTTCTTTCGTTTAAGGTAATCCATCGCGTTTGAATAGTTCTCCTTTACGCCCTGCACAACTCTCTGACGCGCGGCGAGAATTGGTCTTTGGCGCAACTCCTTTATTCTCTCGCTAAAATCAGGGTTTTTCTTCAAATAGTCGTAGTATGCATCGGGTTTAATTTCCGCATAACTCAAAGCTTCTTCGACTGTTGCGTCAATCGCAAATGCCTGTTCTAATTTTGCGAGAACCTCTGGTGTCATTACTGTTGGTCGTCCTACTTTTGCCATATGATTTCTTCACCGTTCTTCTTTATTTTAGCATTTCCTGTGTAATCCACATACCTTTGAACGATAACGTCTGTGTATTTAGGGTCGAGTTCCATACCGTAGCAGATACGTCCTGTCTTTTCTGCTGCTATGAGGGTGGAGCCCGAGCCGAGGAAAGCGTCAATTACCAAGTCCTCACCCTTCGTGCTGTTTTGAATTGCATTAGTCATAAGTTCGACTGGCTTCATCGTTGGGTGGCTCTTGTTGCCGTCCCGCTTGATATGCCACACGCTTTTCTTATGCTGTCCACCACCATAAAACTGGTGGTTTTTCTTCCATCCGTAGACAATCGGTTCATGCATATAGTCGTAATCAAGTCTCCCCATTGAGAACACGGGTGCTTCTTTCACCCATATGAGTTCGTGTTTCACCTGCCAAGAGTCCATCATCATCATCATCATCATCTGGTCGCCGCCTTGTGGCATTGTGACGTAAATTGAAGCTCCGTCCTTTGATACGGTAGCAAGATTATCGAAGACTGGTTTCCATATATCACGGGCGGTGTCTTCTACCTTCATATCGTCGTTCTTTATCTCGGTGTATTCCTTCGCACCCAGAACTTCCTTGTTCTTCTTCGCATAATTCACCCCATACGGCGGGTCAGTAAACACCATATCCGCCTTCTTCCCATCCATAAGCCGTTCCACATCCTCTGTCTTCGTAGAGTCTCCACAGAGAACACGGTGGTTGCCGAGTTCGTAAAGGTCGCCGAGCTTGCTCTGTGGTTCTTCGGGAACTTCCGGCACTTCATCATCACGTTCCTCTGGTTCGAGGACGAGGTCTTTATCAAAGCCGGTAAGTTCGAGCATTTCGTCTGAGAGACCTTTTAGTTCTTCGATAACGAGTTCCATATCCCAATCGGACTCATTGAGCTTGTTGTCTGCGAGGCGGTATGCGTTCACCTCCTCTGGGGTTAAATCTTCCTTTTTGATTATCCACTCGGGTTTGAATTCGAGGCCGAGGTGTTTTATTGCCTCGTACCGTCCGTGGCCGACAATAATCACTCCGTCCTTATCCACCACGATGGGTTGGTTCATCCCGAAACGCTTGATGGAGTTCGCTATCTGCTCCACCTGTTTCTTCGGGTGCTTCTTGGCGTTCTTTGTGTATGGTTTTATTTCCACCGTTGGTTTTAACTTACTTCTTCTTTTTGTATCCTGATGCGTAAATAGCTTTTGCCTGTCTTACGGCTCCTGCGCGGGATTTATATACCTTCCCGGATTTACCCCACTTGTATCCACCGGCGACTTTCTTGATTGGCATAGGTCTTTTTGAAATGATTTAGTGGCTCTCCATAGTTCCTCAGTCCTGCTTGCTTCTGTTTCTTTATGGCTTTCTTTCTATACTTTGGGTCAGCCCAGAGCTTCTTCATGGTCTCGCTCCGCCTTCTTCGCCAATCTTCGTCGTCGTAGTATGGGTGTCTCATATGCCTCATCCCACATTTTATCATTACATCGCGGGCAAACGAACCCGTGATTTGTTCCGTATGCAACTCCCGGTATTGGTTTCAAACATTCTGCACAGATTCGTTCCATACTCTTGCGAACAGCGTTCTGTTGGGGTTGCGGGTGTTGTGTGCTTAAAAATATGTGTTTCCACTCACCGACACCAACAGAAAGATGCTAACAAGACTATACCATATTCAAGACGGCTAGTTCCCCATAAAGTTTCCGCGCATACTCATTGTACATTCGCCCCGCATCTTCTTTGGCGGAGAAACAACCAATCGCCTTATTCTTCCCGTTGATTGAAATGAATGAACGCCACTTTCCCAGCCTCTTATCGAAAGAGACGCCGATGAGTCCAGAGGTATTTATACTCCTAAGACCTCGGTTCCGGGCATTCCCAGAGTGACTTACTGGCCGTATGTTTGTCCTGCGGTTGTCAAGTCGGTTGCGATTGATGTGGTCGCCAAGAAGCCCCACCCCTATATTCCCAACCTCTCGGTGCATAAAGATGTGCTTACGTTTGCCGTCAACAATTGCTGAACGAACAGCATATCCACTTCCGTTTAGACACCATCGAAACTTGCTGAGGTAGTCAAAATCCGCATCGTCTACTATCGCAACTGCATTTTTACTAAGTGGTATCTCTTTCATACAAAGAACTGGCTGTATTATATCATACTTTACGTTTGCCAAGTGCTTTAGTAAATAATTTTCTCATCTCCTCCGGGCGGAGTCGTATCTGGGTCATCAGCGCAAAGTCCGCCTGGAGTCTGTCGTAGAGTTCCTTGCATTGGTTCAGCTCTTTTACGGTGTCATCAAGAAGATTCTGCGTGCCTTTGAGCTGGCGCATTAGTTTCTGTTCTCGTAGTGATATTCCTTTGATTGACATAGTTACAGTATACCTCCCAAACCTGCTTTCTTCATCTCCTGGCTGTGGATAAACTCGTACTCCTCGACCTTCTTTCTGTACCAGGTTATGTCGTACATCATTCCCTTCGTGGCCTCGTTCTTTTGCTTCAACGCTTCTGTGTCTATTCCGTCTGACTTTAGGTGCGTTTCGTAGGATAGCCAGTCTCCCGATTTCCAAACATTACAGGACGAGCATTGTGGCCTCAAATTGTCGAGTGAGTACCGCATCTCGACGGAACAGACGGATGACGGGATGAAATGTCCTGTGTGGAAGTCACTCGTTCCGTCGATGAGTTGTTTCGAGCAGGTATAGCACCTGTGCGGGTAGCGTAATTTTACAATCTTTCTGCACAATTCCCACAGTTGCTCCTTTAGCTTCTTGAGGTCGGTCTTTGGCTTGCGTTTATTGGGGCAAGAAGGCACTTTTCCCGTGTTTTTAGTGCGAAGTGGTACTTTGCCCCGTTTGAGCTTAGTTTTCCGTTTTAGGGGCGTTTTTTTCATATCGGACTAAGACTATTCTCCGCAAGCACACGAGCACGGGCAGCATCTTTAAAATCTTTAAAATATCCAAGACAATAGTGCCTGCCTGCACGTGTAATATCTGCTCTCCACCTATTAGTCTTCTTGTACCAAATCACACCAACGTGTCCAGATGAGTTCGTCCTAGTTGCCCCTCGATTACTATGATTTTGTTTATGTGTGACAACACGGAGATTTTCGATTCGTGAATCTAATTTATTTCTGTTTATGTGGTCAATCTCTTTTCTGCTATCTAATGACCCGTAATGATAGACCCAAACGAGCCTGTGTTTGTAGTATCTTCGTCCAAAAATCCGTATCGCTGGATAATTGCCACACAGAGAGCCAGCGACGGAACCAACTGGTGCTCGGTTGTTAATTTTTTTCTTCCAGATAAGGTCTCCACTTGTAGAGTCATAGTCAAACAAACTATTGAGTTCTTCTCTATTCGGTTCCATGTTCTTTACTGGCATTTTCTAGAAAGCATTGTACGCTTCTGCAGTCTTCACTTCGAGCAACGTCTTTGCGGCAGAAAGCATTTTCTCAATTTTCTTCCGTTGGAAGTTCCAGTGGAGTTCCTGAAGGCCGAGTTCTGATGCTTGCCATGTCCTTTCCGTGGCGGTGTCCGAGTTGTGTTCTTTACGGAGTTCGTTCCACACCGCTGGCTTCCGGGTGAGTATTTCTTCGAGCTGGTTCATAACGTAGGCGTACTTCCCTGAAAGGACAACACGGAGGTCTGCTATCTCGCCGGGGGTGAGGTGCTGGCCGTGGAACTTCTTTTCTATTTCTTCCAGTGAAGGCATAGGTGATAGTTTTTATTTTTTAATCCAAAAGAGAGACATCCTCGCTGGAGGTCGATATATGGATTAAAGTTCCTCATCTGAGGTTCCGTGTGGAACGGTATACGTTGTGGTTCGTTGCAACTGATTCTGAAAAAGAGGAACTTCTTTGACCATATCGTTTTGCCGGAAAATCCCGGACGGTCTTCAATCGTGTAGTTTGGGGTCAGCATATTCTATTTCTTCGCGGGTTCGCCATATGAACGCCGTATTACTTCGCGGACTGATACAAAGGAACTCGGCTTCCGTTCTGCCTCCCTCAACTCTCGTCTTACCTGTGTGGACGCAGAGGACTTCAACCATTTCCAGTAATCCTCGTGGTATTTTTGTTTTGACATAGAAGTGTGTTTCGCTTGTTTTAATCATTGTAGCGCATTTACGGCGGTGATGAAGTTGGTGTTGTGGATAAGTCGATAGAGTGCTATTGAGTCCCCTGAAGCTCCACACCCGAAGCACTTGTAGGTGTTGTTCTTGCGGATGGTGAACGATGGTGTCTTCTCGTTGTGGAGCGGACAGAGAGCCATCCCCCTGCGGACTGGGGTGGTGAGTAACTTTTCAATCGGGAATGCCTTTGCCTGCTCAATCATCTGCGGTGGCATTTGGCGGAACTGGCCGGTGAGGAGCTTCACCTCGGTGAGTATCTTCTGAACATCGTACTTCCCGGGTTCCCTCTTTGCGTTGAGTAGGCGTTCTCGGAGAACGGCGATGCGGACTTCCTTTCGTTCGGGGATGGAGTCTTGGTACTCGTTGGCGTTCGGTCTTTGGTAGTTCTTTTCTTCTTCTCGGAGCGCGGAGCTTAGTTCCGAAAGGTAGTCCCAGCACTCGTCCTCGTGTATACCCCATATCTGGGCGACCACGAGCGGGTCGATATTCAGGTGGAGTGCGTATCTGGCGAATTGAGTCACCATAGCTCGTCAGGATTACCGCTCATGCCTATTGGGACAAGTTTGTTGTTGACGAAGTCGCACTTGATTTGCCAGTTCTTCTTCGTTCCGTCCCGGCGGGACTTTCCGATTTTCACAATGGTCTTGTTGTCTTCTACGCGCCAGACGTGGAATATGTTTGTCGCGGCGGCTGGGATGCCGTTACTGTTTGCGATGTCTGCGTTCTCGGTCTCATTCGAGCGTGAGCGGGTATTCTTCACGGCATGGGCGATTGCGAATATCATCACGTTGTTCTTGATTGCGAACATACGGAGGTCTTTGCAGAGCTGTGCGAGGTAGGAGGCGTAGTTGCTCATCTCCTGCGGGGATTTTACGCTCTTCACAATGTCTCCAAGGGTGTCAATGAAGATTGCTTTGACTCCGTGGTCGGCGATTGCTTTTTCCATGTGCCGGACAAGCCACTCGTAGTCATCGTTGAGCTGGAGTGGAGCGTAGGAAATGAGGGATTTATCCGCCCCCATTTTGTCGAATGAGTCCCAGAGTTCTCGGAGTGTCATTTCGTATGAGAACCAGAGTGAGGGGATTTTATTCTGTGCGAAGTTGAGGGTGAACATCCTGCACACCGTAGTCTTTCCTTCACCGGGGATTCCTGAGACAACGGTGAAGTCACCCTCGCGGAAACCACCGTCCATACAGTCGTCGAGGTGTGTGAACCCGGACGTAATCTTTGCGGAGGTGTCCTGACCGAGGCGGTCTGCACCCTCAGAGAGGAGGACAATCTCGGTGTCCGTTAGGTTCTCTAGTTCTTTGAGTGCTTCATCTATGTTTGTCATATGTTGAAGTATCGCTCTATGTTCGGCATCTTGTCGAGGAGTTGGCTGGGGGTAACTATGAGTGGAAACATTGGGTCGCCACGCTTAGCTTCCTTTTTGATTCGCTCCATACGCACTTTGAGCTTTTCAATGCCGTATGCTTCGTAAAGTACCTGCGCTGCCTCACGCTCTTTCGGGTACATACTCCACAGTTTCCTAGCGGGTGTATCGAATAGGTTAAATACCTCAACCATTTCTGGCGTGGTCTTTTTCTTTCGATTTGGTTTGGCGTTTGATACTTCGCCAGTATCGAGGTCTACGACGGTTTCCTCAAAAGCGTCCTCGGAGTTCTTATTGAATCCTGACATAGGTTTAGTGTTGTTATTTTTAACCCCATCGAGCTTGTCTCGATAAGTAATTGTATTGTCTGCTGTATTGTCTTCTTTGTTTCCGCCAACTTGGCGTATCTCTATAGACTTACCTTTTTGGCGTATCTCATCATTACCAAAGTATTTTTTTGCTTTGTAAACAGTGAAAACATAACCATACGGAGTGCGAAGAACTTTTATATATTTAAACTTCTGGAGTTGTTTTATTTGACGACCATAGGTTCGTTGTGAAAACCCCATTCCTAGGTCATTGTATTTGATTGGTTTACCACCCAATACCTTACCCTCTCCCGATTCATTGATGGATGTCATTTTATCCAGAAGCCATAAATACAACCACACTGAGTTCCCCATCTGCTCGAAGTGCTTTGGTTCTAACAGGTCATTTTTTACTGAGATGTAGAATCCCCTCATAATAAGCCACGATACGGTCTATTAGTTATCTCGGTAGCAAGTGTGGTGAAGTACTCGTGACACGCAAAACATTCGACAATCACAACACCTCGTTCTGGTAGAAAATAAACAGGTCTCCAGTGCTCGTGCTCTAAATGGTTGCAGGGTGCTTCTCCCCAAACGTCAGTTGTTTTTAGTTTCCGTTTTTTCATAATAATAAAACCCCTAGTTCCGAGCCGAGAGTGCAGTGGGTAAGTGTGCAAACCCGACTCGGCTCAGAATTAGAGGTATTATGTTATAGCGCACACTTTTTATCATATTGTGAAGCTGACTGCAATCTCAGCTACCCCTGTATTATACCACACGACAAAGGGCGACCTAGTGTCGCCCCCTGTGGATAACTTAAAAGTTAACGTTCAGATTATCTTCTTTCGGGAGGAGCTTGTCGAGCTTCACCTCAATCCTCCGCATTCGTTCTCGGTCTGCTTCGGTGAATCCTCCCTCCTGGCCTTTTGGAACCGAGAAGTTCCAGTAATCACCGGACTGTGTGAGTTCAATCTCTACCTCTGCGCCGTCTGACCAGCCACGGGTGACTTTGTTCCCAAAGCCAGATGCCTTACGGCCATCCGCGAGGTCTATGAGACATCGGGTGTAGGGCTTGCCTGTCTTTGAGACGAGGGGCTTACCCTCCTTATCGTTCTCAAAGTGAGAGACTCTAGTAAGGACGACTTTTTCTAGTGCCATTGTGTATGGGCTTATTTTATAACGGACAGTTTAACGACATACCTAGGTCGTGTAGAGAATGTCTTTGAGCTTCTTGTAGAGGAGATAGGACTTAAAGACGTTGAGCCACCCCTCCTCGATGTCTTTTATGTCGTGCCTCCAGTAGACGTTCTTCGTGGGGTCGAAGGACTTACCTCTGGGGATATGTACGATAACCACTCCAGCTACCTCTGCGTCGGGTTTCATTTCCTTTACTGCTACCGAATAGGCCGCACATTGGAGGAATGCCTTTGGCTGAATAGTACCAGAGGTCTTGAAGTCGAGGATGAACTTCTTTCCGTCTTTCTCAATCACCCCATCCGCAATTCCTCCATAGAAGTGAGTCCGGGAGTAGACGTGCATCTCTGACTTGAGAGGTTTAATGCCCTCGTCGAGCATCCAGTTCAACACTCGGTTCACCACATCATTCTCGGTGTACGCAACCTCACCCTCCTCAATCCAGGTGTTCAGCGCATCTTCGAGTTCCTTGTGGACTGCGGTGCCTAGGTCTCCTGCTTTGTCTCGTTTCTTGGTGTGGGCGACCACCGCTTCTTCCGGAGTCTTACCCTCCACCATAGCTTGTACCGCTGTCTTCACCGCCCAGTCAATGAGACCTTGTGAGTCACCCCAGATGGATAAACAGGTCGTAACACCGTGCAACCTCTTTCCGTCGAGGGTGTGGACGTGCTTCTCCTCGTCGAACGTATACCCTACCATGTTCGCAACTCCCACTCGCGGATAATTTTCTGCTCCTCCTCCGAGGCATCCATCCAGTGCCGGAAGGTGCCTATCCACTCTATTTCCCCGTCCGTCACCGTAAGGGTGAGGTGGCGGAGTTTTGCAAGTAGTTCGTACGCAATCATACAAGGTCATCGTACTTGTGCTGGTAATCCTGTTCGACCTCTGCCTGTCTCTGTGCCTCCCGGCGGTTTATTTCTGCTTGTGCCTTCGGGTCTGTTGCCCACGTCGCGAGTTCTTCGTCTGACATGGTGGAGTAGTCACACTCCGGCATATCTCGTTCCATAATGATTTGATTAAATGAGTATGGTGTAAGTATACACGATATCTGTCTCTGTGCAAACAAGTTTTCCACAGACCCCCAGGAACGGTACTTTTTAGCCACATTTCGTTGTCCACAGTGACCACTATACAGTATCGCCGATATCGTGTAATATACTTATATACAAGCATAAACAAATCATATATGAAGACTTGGACAGTACAGTACAAAGAGAACAATAGGGAAGATGGTCGGATGGTGCGCGAGACATTCGATACAGTGAAGGAAGCAGTTGATGTCGTCAGACTCTTAGCAGAAGCGGAGTTTGAGAAGATTACTATTAAGTTCATCGAGAAGTAGTATGAAAAAATGTTCGACATAAACACCCCAGCCAAGAAGCAAAATGGTTGGGAGAAGTCATTACAAGAATTAAGACGGACGATGCGATGTGGAAAATGATTCCGATTCGGTTCACGGAAGCTCAAAATAAAAAGCTCCGAGAAATCGCACAGAAGAAGAAGATGAAGATAGCAGAGATTATCAGACTAGCAGTAGATAGACTCAAAATATGAAACTCACCAACCTATTCATCGCAGTCTTCGCAGGAATCGTCGGAGTCGTCTGGACGCTTACAACTCTAGCGAACATCGCAGACTTTATGGGAGTGTTTCAGGACCTCCGGGAGCTGGAAGCACGGGTGTCAGCAGTCGAGATGAACTGTATCTGGGTCGGGGGAGAGGAAATGGTATGCCGGTAGAAGTCACCGCCACCGTCCTCCTCACCGCAGAGAACTTCTGGACGACGTACCACGCTTACGA